TTCGAATATCTGCGTAAGGACGCTGATCTTGTACCGGGCACAGAACGAAACGTATATAAAGGATAGAGCACGAAAATACGTGGAACACCTTTATTTATAGGGGGGTTGAGAGATTGAGGGTAGAGAGCGAAAAAAAACGAAACGTTTACATTGCTTTAATTCTGCTTTACATGGAGAGGGTTTTCAGAGGATCAGAATGAGCGGAAAGTTTACATAGGACTTCGAAGATTTTACATAATGATCCGGAGAAGGAACAGGGGTATAAGATAGACGATAAGGCTGGGTATTGATGCCCGGCTTTAATTATATATACAGGAAAGCGTGACACGGCTGTAAATAAAGGCTTCTGAGGCCATATCCCTAATGCCACGAAAATGATATCAAGTGATGATATAAAAGGGGCTTAAAAGGGCATTAAAATGATGCTATTTTACCATTGTAATACACCGGCGTACTCAACCATCTGGAGAGGGCCTAAAGGCTCCCTTCTCTTCTGGTCTCAAATGGCGATTTTTAGAGTTGGGCGGACAGTTGGACGGACAGTTTGGGCGGACAAATACATGAGTTTGGGCGGACAAAATGCCCCAAAATAGAGTGTGATAGACAGGGGGTAACGGTGTAATTTTTGTTAAAAAGGGCGTTTTTGGGCGCGATCCCCCCCCCCATAAGTACCCCTTTTGCGGGCTCCTTACATTATTTATATATATAGGAATCAACGATATAACTATTTTTAAGCAGCGTTATGGGGGTGGGTAAGGGTACCATTGGGTGGTCTACGGGTGGCCGCCAAGGGTACGTTTCAGAAAAATCTGGCAATAGATCCGAGAACCTCGAAGACGTTGAGGATGCGGGAAATGGGGAACTCCTGATCGTCGAAGTCTGGATTAATGGGGACGTAGCGCAGAACATCAGGGGTGGTTCCTCGACGGAGGATCTTGATAGTGCGGAGGGTGTCGAGCACGACGGCGTAGATCTCACCATACTGGATATCTTCCTTACAACACTCGCGGAGGGCGATAATGTCGCCGTGACAGATCTTTGGTTCCATTGAGTGTCCGGTGACGTTGCACCAGACCGTAGCCTTCTCGAACCCCGGTACTATGATGTTACAGGTGGGTACGGTTGCCTGATCGTTTATGATCTCGCTAAAACCGCCTATAAAATCGACGTCATAATAGGGTGTTCCCTGCCCTATTTCGAATGTAACTTTTGGTAAATCAGCGGGATCCCCTTCATTTATTATAATGGGGTCCATTTTATTCCCCCTAAATACCCCGCCTCTACTCATTAGGATATAATCAGGAGAAACTCCATAATAATCACAAAGGGTTGCTATCATATCAGCACCCGCCTTCATTCTGCTATTCAGAATTTCTGAAAACTTGGCTGGCTTTACATTTAAACTTTCAGCCAATGCCGTTTTGTTAATAGAATCACGTGCTATAACAGCGTTTACAGCCTCGATAAAACGGTAGTTTATCTCGTCTTTAGTTAAAATTTTCTGAAATAATTGCATTTTTTCTGAATTTTATTTGGTAGTTTTACAGAAATTCTGTATCTTTGCAGCGTGTTTATGATAAAACAGCGCGGCAAAGATACAAAAAAGGTCGCAGAAACAAGAAAAAAAGACTTAAAATTAAAGAAGTTTATGGATTGCGAAAAACTTACAGAAGGAAAGATTCGGGAAACTATTCAAGGCTGCTTTGAATCGACGAATATCGAGATCATGGAAGTCGGATTTCCTAAAGCCAAAGACGGAGTCACCCACCACGTTGTATTGAAAGGTGACATCTATTTGACAGAACTTGTGAACATCGGCAAGGCCTTCGGCGATAACGACATGTTGTTAAGCACTGATTTTGTCAGTCCTGGTCAAATAGCCATCTACTTTATACCACATCCGCAGTATTAAAAACAAAATAGATATAGTTATGGAACCAAAAGTTAAGATTGAAGTTTCGAAGGAGGTGCGCGATAAGATTGCGAAGACCTTCGGTGTTACGGGTGTCATGGTGAGTTACGCCCTGACCTACAATAAGTCGAGAGGCAACAGTGACCTTGCCAAGAAGATCCGCAAGATGGCGATGGAGAATGGCGGGCGCAGGATGGCCTATTGGCCGGAGTGCGAGACCATCCACAATGAGGTCAACGGTACGATGATCCAGATTTTCGACAACGGCGCAGTACTGACGATTGACAAGCATACCGGTGATGCCAGGGTGGAGTACAAAGGTAAGACCATGCTGGAGAAAGAGGATATTTCCGTGAGAGAAATCTATATAATGCAAGAGTATGCAGCAGCATTTTAACCACTAAAGAACGGAGGCAGATATGGAGTATTACGGCAATGCGCTTTGCGTGAGTTACGACGATTTGGTTGGCGGCGGCATCATGACCGCCAGCAACTTGCAGAAGATGGCTCAGCGTGGAAAGTTGACAGTTCTTAGAACTGCAGGTGGCAAAGGCAACTGTGCTCTGGTTGCCGTTGACTCCCTACCCGAGAAGTACAAAGCCGAGGTGCGGAGGCTCTATCCAGAGGGCAACCGCACCCGCCTTATCGCTTGGGTCCAGAAAAACTACGAGCGCGACATGGCTGCCTATACGTTTTTCTTCAACAAGGCCAACACCGGCATTGAACTGCCTCAGGAAAAGGTGCTCGAGTACACCATCAATGCAAGTGTGTTGAATTGCTGCATCCGCCTGTATGACCGCGCGGCCATGTGCCAGAAGATGTTCGGCAACCGCTATAACTGGGACGAGATGGCAACGGTCATCGACACCCTTCGCGACCTGTACGGCCACACCCTTCCGGCAAGTACGATGCGGTTCAGGAAGAAGGTGGCCCAGTACAAGCGTGAAGGCTACATCTGTCTCGTTAGTGGCAAGTTCGGCAACCAGAGTGCGCGGAAAGTGGATCACAAGACGGAACGCCTTATCTTGGGTATTGCCTGTCTCCCAAATAAGCCCTTCAATACGAACGTTGCTGAATTATATAATATGTTCGTGTGTGGGGAACTCGATGTTTACGATCCAGAGAGTGGCGAGATGTTCAACCCGGATGACTTCACTGACAAAACCGGTGAGCCGATGGTGCTTAGCGAGACCACCATCAACAACTATCTGAACTCGCCTAAGAACCGTGTGCTTATAGACCACCTTCAGATGTCATGGACCACCTATATGCACGAGGTAATGCCGCATGTTCACCGTCATGCTCCGGAATTCTCATTCTCGAAGATCTCGTTTGACGACCGCGACCTGCCCCGTAAATTGAAGGACAGCAAGCAGCGTCCCAAGGCATACTACGCCTATGACGTTACGAGCCAGTGTGTGGTTGGCTACGCTTACAACCGAAATAAGAACACAGACCTTGTTATCGATTGCTTCCGTTCTTTGTTTATGCTAATCGAGCGCGAGGGCTGGGGCTGTCCCGCACAGGTGGAGGTGGAGAACCATCTTATGTCGCAGTGGCGCGACTCGTTCCTGAAGGCCGGTGTGATGTTTCCGTTTGTACGCTTCTGCGCCCCGCAAAACTCACAGGAGAAATTTGCCGAGCAGTTGAATGGTGCCAAGAAACGGAGCGTGGAGCACAGAAACCATTTGGGTATTGGCCGCTTCTATGCCAAAGACCGCCACTACAGGACCGAGAGCCTGAAGATCAGCGACGAAACCAACGATCTCTATGAAGACAAAGAATACTACACTTGGGAGCAGTTGATTGCTGAGGATATAGCCGATATTATGGAGTTTAACAATAGGCTGCATCCCAATCAGAAGAAATACAAGGGTATGACCCGCTGGCAGGTGCTGGTGGAGAATATGAACCCGACGCTCCAGCCTCTGGATCGCGCCATTTGCGCCAGGTATGTGGGTGAGCACGTCTCGACCTCGATCCGCAGGAACAGTTACTGCCGTGTGCAGGGTAAGGACTGGTGGCTGAGTCAGGTGGAGGTGATTGAAAAGTTGGCCCCCAATGATTTCAAGGTTGAGGCCTATTATCTGACCAACGAGCAGGGCGAGGCTACAGACGTGTGGATCTATCAGAATGACATGATAATCGACAAGTTGCAGGATATTGGCACCTTTAATACGGCGGATGCCGAGCAGACCGACAAAGACCTTGCCATCTTTACGGAACAGCAGAAGAAAATAGCCCATTTCGGCAAATACGTGCGCGACAACGCGATTTCACGAGTGGGTATTATGAGTAAGGCCCCGGAGGGTTTCGAGGCCAACACTGACGAAATGACGGGCTTTACGGCTGAGTCCGAAAACGTGCAGCCGGATCCCATGCCACAAACCTACCAATTCAAGGATGAGGCAGACGCTGTGGCAGATCTATAAACGACATTATATCATTATTTAAATACAGTTACAATGGAGATTACAAACGAGATTAAGAAGCGGATTGTGGCAGCAATGAATGCCAACCGCGTGAACTATCCGAGTGATGCGAAACATGCCTCCAGCCTTGGCATCAGTTCCGCCATCTACTCACAGTTGAAACAGGGCCAGACTACAAAAGTGTTGAGTGAGGCCAACTGGATCTCTATGGCCCGCCGTCTGGGCGTAGAACTTCGCCCAGGCATGGAGTGGAAAGCCGCCAAGACCGCCACGTATAAGTATATATGGGCGCAGTTGACGGCATGCCAGTCAAGCAGCCTGAGTGCCATTATGTGCGACATGCCGAACATCGGCAAGACGTTTACGGCACGGGAGTATGTAAAACAGCACAGAAACGCCATCTATGTGGACTGCTCACAGGTGAAGACCAAGCGTGCTCTGGTGCGAAAGATTGCCAAGGAGTTCGGAGTGAGTGCAAACGGAACCTTTGGCGACATCTATGAGGATCTTGTGTTCTATATCCGCACCGTAGAAAACCCGCTCATCGTGCTCGACGAAGCCGGTGATCTGGCCTATGAGGCATTCTTGGAACTGAAGGCCCTCTGGAATGCCACCGAGCGTTGCTGTGCCTGGTATATGATGGGAGCCGACGGTCTGAGGGCTAAGATAGACCGTAATGTGGAGGGTAAGAAGGTCGGCTACGCCGAAATGCTGAGCCGCTACGGCGACCGTTTCTGTAAGGTGACTCCGGATGATGGGAAGGAGCGTCAGGCGTTTTTGATGGAACAGGCCCGCATCGTGGCCGAGGCTAACGCTCCTCATGGTGCTGACGTTCACCAGATAGTACTAAAAACCGGCGGTGCACTTCGCAGGGTATATACGGAAATAGAAAAAGTAAAGGCTGCATGAACGGGAAAGTTTATCCGGAGGGTACGGTGTTTCAGATGCTCCTGAAGGGATGCATTGCATCCATTGTCATCAATGAATGGTGGGAAGCCAGCATACAGGCAGATGTCCGCGTCCGTAAGGCCAAGACACCGGGGCATATCGTACTCGAGACGACGGATCCTGTTTTCACAAGCCACATCGTCAAATTGTGGCGTGATACAAAGATCAATATCAAGGAACCGAAGTAATGGCGAAGCGGGCATACACACCAAATGACATTGAGGCGAAAAAGTATGAATGCCTCAACTGGGACGGCGAGTGGCTGTCGGCCTTTGGCAATCCAGCCGTCAATTCGAAGTGGTTCGTGTTAGGTCCATCGGCCAGTGGAAAAAGTTCGTTTGTGATGCAGTTGTCAAAAAAGTTATGTGAGTACGGCCCCGTGCTCTATATGAGTTACGAGGAGGGCGTTGGCATGGAATTCCAACGCCGTATAAAACTCATGAGGATGAGCGAGGTGCAAGGCAGATTCACTATTGCCCCAGATGACACGCTGGAGGAACTTGTGGAGCGTTTAAGCCGTCCCAAGTCGCCCCGTTTCGTTATCGTGGATTCATTTCAGGTTTCGGGGTGGACCTACGAGCAGGCAATGGATCTGATGACACGTTTTCCTCAGAAGGGCTTTGTGTTCATCAGTCAGGAGTATAAGGGCCAGCCGATGGGAAAGGCCGCCATCCGGCTTCGCTATATCTCAGACATGAAGATTCGCGTGGCCGGATACAAGGCATACTGTCAGGGACGTAGTGCCGGAAATCCCGGCAACTGTTATGTAGTGTGGGAAGAGGGTGTATTAATGACATCGAATAAATTATAGTTATGAGTAAGATAAGGGATATATTAGAATTAAAGCCGGATCACGGCTGTACCACTGGCGGACGTGACGAACGGCTGGAGTCAAAGGGCCATGATTGCCCGGAGTGTCACGGAAACGGCTGGCACTGGGCGGAAGACGGCAAGGATTATGTGAAGGCCCCTTGTCACGTCTGTAAAGGCACAGGCAAGGTGGATGCGGTTGTAACAATACATTGGCAGGCATCAGAAGGGAGGAGTAAGGTATGAATGCGGACATGAGCATTGAGGAGATGAAAAGTCGCGGTATCAATCCCGTGGCACGTCAGTTACAGTCTGTGGTTTCCGTCTGGAAGGATGGGAACTATTCCAAGTTCTATGCCCTGCTGAGGAAACTTCCGGGCGACAAAGAAGATATCAAGCGTCAGTTGGTGCTCCAGTACACAAGTTACCGTACTGACAGCCTTAAGGAGATAACCTATGGTGAATACAAGAGTATCTGCAACCGTTTGCAGGAAATGGTTACAAACACCGGCCTTTGTAACGGAAACATCTATGAATTGCGCCGACATCGGAGCACCTGTCTCTTGCTGATGCAGAAACTTGGTATCGACACCACCGACTGGACCCGTATCAATGCCTTCTGTCAGGACGGACGTATCGCCGGGAAGGTGTTTCGCGATCTCAATATAGAGGATCTGGAGATACTTGCTAAGAAACTCAGAAGTATCGAGCGAAAAGGCGGTATCAGGACATTCGAGGAACCGGGACCGACGGCTGCTGTCGTCCCCATCAGATAGTATAAACATAAAATCGGAGAATTATGGACCAGAAAGAACGAATCAACGAAGATGAACTGCGCGAGGAACTCATGCAGGATCATTATGAAAGAATGCTTAGCGACTATGCGATGTAATTTTTATTATCCAACAAAATCAGTCAAGGTTATGGACGAAAAGACAAAAAACGGTCTGACACAGGCAGGGCTTGTGGGCAAGGCCATCGTAAAGTGTGATGACCAGAAGTGCGAAACATGCACCAACGAAAGTTTCGATTGTGTGAAACTGATATGCAGCGGTGGTCACGTGTGCATCTGGAAATAGTATTAACCCAAAGTTATAGAGTTATGGCAACAAGACAGAAGAAAAAGGTGATTAGCGGCGTGACCCGTGAGGCCGCCGACCAGGCATTTGCCGAGTATGCAAAGGCGGATGCAAGTATTAACAAGATCAATGCAGAGATCGAACTGCAACTGGCAAAGATCCGCGAAAAGCGGCAGGCGGAATTGACTGTTCTCGCACAGCAGCGCGACCAGGCCTTCGATACCCTTCAGGCCTTCGCCATCGAGAACCAGACGGAACTCTTCAGCAAGAAGAAAAGCCTCGATATGACTCATGGTACCATCGGGTTCCGGACCGGCACCCCGAAGTTGAAGACCATGAAGGGCTTTACGTGGGAGGCGGCCAAGACGCTCGTCAAGAAATTCCTTCCTGACTATATCCGCACAAGCGAGGAGATAGCCAAGGATAAGTTGCTTGCAGACCGCGAACTGGAGGAGGTCGAATTCGTCGAAAGCGATATCACAAAGAAGAGCGTGCCAATGTCTCAGGCAATGTCTGAATGTGGTATCCTGGTTGTTCAGGATGAGACCTTCTATGTGGAACCCAAGAAGGAGGATGCCGACGCATGAAGAAGAGAATACAGAAGCCCCCGAAAGTCACCCTGTGCCGCGAATGCGGCGGCACGGGGCGCATCGACGGCGACCAGCCGGTTGTCTGCCCACAGTGTGAGGGCAGTGGGCGCGTAACGGTGAGCGGTACGATGGAACTTGACATCAGGGCCTACAAACCGAAGACGTGAACTAAATGCAAGTGCTGATGAAGAAGAACAAGCGGAACGGACGTGGAATATCCTACAAAGTGCGCGTAGCGGAGGTAAACCGCATCTACGACGAGCACCGGCGCTCAGGTCTCTCGAATGTGGAGATCTGGCGTCGGTATATCTATCCGAAGTTCTTCATCAGCGAACGGACCTTCTATAATATACTCAACGCTTCGGCTGTCATCGACACCGAGAAAGTGCAGAGGGAAATGGAACAATGGTTGCCTTTTACAGACTGACCTATGGACGCAAGACAGGAAGCAAGAATACTGTTTGACAGGATCCTAAAGGATATTCAGGTGGAACTGGCCGACGAGTTCGATCAGAACTTCGAACGCGAGGCCTTCTTCAGCGAAGCATGGGCTCGCAGGATAAGCCCCGTTCATGGAGGCAGGAGCGGCCACCTGTTGGTAGATACAGGTGGGCTTCGCGGCAGCATCCGCAGCCGGATTGAAGGCGACAGTGTGTTTTTTTCCAGTGATCTTCCCTACGCAGGTATCCACAACGACGGTGGCGATATCATAGTCACAGCACGGATGAAGCGATTCTTCTGGGCTAAGTTTCGTGATGCTAACGGCGGCACATGGGGTCGGGGCGGAAACGGCGGCGTGGAGGCTGAGTTCTGGAAGATGATGGCCCTGAAGAAGGTCGGTAGTACCGTCCGTATTCCAAGACGGCGTTTCCTCGGCGTGAATGCAGACGTTGAGAAGATCGTCATGGGGATCGTCGAAGAGAACCTGAGAGACTATTTCGAGAATGAATTTAAGATTGATATAAAGTAATGAGAAAGGAACTGTATCAGAAGTTAAAAGATTGTCTGGGGTCACTTGAGTCCGTAAAGTATGTAGCACTATGGAACCACAACGTGGAGTACATCGAACAGGAGCAACCGTGGGAGCGTCCTGCGGTATTCATCGAAATCCTTCCTCTGGAGTGGCGTTGCGTGGTACCAGGCCATGAATATCACTCGGTGGTGACACTACGCCTGCATATCGTTTATGATTGGAGTGAGAATGAGATGAACGACTTCGATCTGGAGTCTGAAATCGCTCAGGCGGTCATCGGATTGGAGGGCGACGGCTTTAGCCCTTTGGAGCCTGTCGGCAGCGCGACGAACCACAACCATGAACAGATTGTAGAGGATATTGACACTTACCGGTGTGAGTGTGCTATGATAATTTGACTTGTCTCTGTCATAATTTAAATTAATAAAAAAAGTATTTGGGCCATTGTTTGTGAAAATCGTGGCCTCTTCTATAAAAAAATCCGCAAAACGTTTGGAGTTTGCGGATTTTTTTATATCTTTGCAGCGTGTTACCCAAAAAGACGCGATAACTTCAAGTCGTGGAGCACTAAAAGCAGTGAGTGATCACTGCTTTAATTTTTCTATTTCTGCAGCAATTGCCTCTCTACTTGAATGTGTTTTGTTGATCACGACAGCCCGGTTCTTATAAACGACATAACACTCCTTAATCACATCCCCTTCAAAATCTGACCTACGCCAATCTATGTATTTCGAAATCTGGCCTACTGATAACGGCCTTTCGCCTAAATGCATATCAAGGTCGATAACAACGGACTCACATCCTTGCTTTATTGCCTTTCTGAATCCGTCTGAAATACCTTTTGGAGAATGCACCCCTTTCCTGTCAGACAAGAGCCCATTTATCAGGTATTCAGGATTCTTGCGCAGGTGTTCGACGACATGAGTCCGAATGCACATTTGATTGTTTGGGAAAGATTCAAGGATAGCATAGGCCGCCCTTTTATTGTCTTCTAATTCTGAAAGGTCAGAACTATTGCTAATGAGCAATCTTTTACCATATTTCTCATCGGGCGTATAGCCTTTCATCTTTTCGCATTGCCTGATTAGTTGGCACGCCTGGCACAATTCATTCTCCGGGATGAAGGCAAGACTTATCTTACCTTTCGCGATATCGCAATCCTGACAGCGGCGGATGGTGTAGGCATTGTAATCTGGTGCCGTCTTTTGCTCCATGCCGGGATTGAAACGGAACATATCCTCCTTCGGGTTCTGGGAGTCGTTCTGAAGGATGAGGTGTTCAACTTCGGAATCCGGGGTCTGGGGGTACTTGGATTTGCGTACCTGTACGACAGTACAGCGACAGTTCCATCCGTTGGGCGGGAAGTACCGTTGCCAGAAGGGATGCGAGGGCGGCAGGGTGATGCCGTGAAGAGCCGCATGTGCGGGTCTAACATGGTCGTCACCAGCGGTACGGTACTGGAGGTTGTAGCGGTCGCCATCCTTCAAGAACTCCTCCCATTTCGATGCCATGTTTGCCGACTGCTGGCAGAAGTTGTATTCCGCGCGGAGATAGTTCTTATTATATTTCTCGTCGATCTTTCGAACATCGTTTAAGAACTGTTCGAACGGCTTTCTGTTGCCGTTCTCGTCAATGAGAGACGGGAAGGCCTCGTTGAGTTCGTGGAAGGTCTTGATGCCAGAGAAGATGTAGTCGGAGCGTTGGAGGGAGGTTCGCATGGTCTCAGACAAAGCCGTCTTCTCGAAACTGCTGTCGAGGATCCCGGCGTGGGTGGTGATGAAATCCTGCGTTTCGGGTTCTTCAAGAAGCGATATCTCGAGGTGTGCGCCCTGACTGGATACATGGAGCCGCCGCATCATGGAGGTGAACTTCTCCCTCAACTGCTGTAACACGGCAGCATACTCAACATCGTCGGCAGCGAGTTCCACAGGCGAGGATCCCAAGGCTCCTTCATAACGGCTGTGCAGCCCCAGATAATCACTGGGGCTCAGTCGAAAAAACGAGATGTGGTCTTTTTGTCTGGGTTCTTAGGGTCGTCGGTGTTGCCGGTGCCGTTTGGATCCGAATTATTAGGCTGATACTGTGATCTGCGCTTACCGACGGGAATGTTGTATTTCTCGGTAAAGTAGGACCCGTCAACCTCAAAGTTGTTAAGGATCATTTCCTCGAAGGCCTTCTGCTGTTCAGGTGTGTAGTCAACGGAGTCGTCCCACTCGAAGTGGAGTCCCTGCAGGGGGAATCCATGCCGGATCATTCGCGGTATGAGTTGCGCGTTTACAATATCGCTGAGCGTGGTGCAGTCGGCACTGATGACATTCTCGAACACCTTCAGGTGTGTCTCTGACTGTGAAAGGCTGGATCCGTCCTCGATGGTCATCGTCTGAAGAAGGATGAGTTTCGACAGTTCCGTGTTGGCGCGGTCAATACGCTTGTCATACACGTTGAAGGCATCGCCCTTTGTCGATTCTACTACCTCGATATCGGTCCCTTCCTGAAAGAGTCCCCATCCTTCGGTACCCATCTCCGCCATCATCTTTTCCATCTTGGCCAGTTCCTTGTCATCGCGGGTGGTGGTGTGGGCTATACGCATAGGCATGCCGAATATCTCTGCAAATGTATCCCAGAATGCCATTGCGTTCTTTTTGGGGATGGTTTGTGTGGCCGCCTTCAGGTAGAGGCCCAGACTTTCCGGCTGTCCCACCTCAATGAGCCAGTCAGAAAACGGAGGCTGGCGATAGTCGATGCCGGTAGTCCAGTCCTGTCCGAGATCTGTGATGACGCGGTGGTGCTCAGGGATGACGTGCTTTCGCGGAATAAGTTTCACACCGTCGTAGGTAAGGTTTCCATTGATATCGTTTGTCAGGTCGCCAAGTTCGATGAGAGAATGTCCCCAGTAGTTGGCATCGAGCGCATACTTCATGAGAAGGCGGAACCACTGCGTGTTAAAGTAGGCGGCGGCCTCCTCGCTCTCGTTTCCCTTGTCATCGACTATTTTGAACGATGATGCCATGACAAAGCCCTCGCGCTGCTGAATACAGCCGGACAGGTGGAGGTCTATATCTACGTCGGTGTAGATGTCATAGAGACGCTGGCGGTTGGGGTAGTCCACGTTGATGGCCATCTGCCACGCCTGTCGCCAGTCACCGATATCCTTTCGCGTCAGTGCGTCCGTCTGACGTTGTAACTCTACGACCATCTTGCGTAAGCGACGGCGGTCATCATTCTTTGCGAGATTGAAATCCCCGTGCTTGGTGTGGAGCACCTTGTTTCTTTTATCTTTTTTCATATCACCAGTTATGCTTTAGTTTCTTCTGAGAGTCGTATTTGAAGAGGAAACCCGTAGGCTCCCCGTTTTCGTCGGTGGCCAATGGTAGGTCCGGAAGGATCTTCTCAGCCTGTACGCCCTCCAGCCACTTAATGGCACGTTCGTAGCGTTCCTTGCGTATTTCCATACCCATCTTCTGCGGCATGGAGGCGGCCATGTGGTACAGGGCGCAGTCGCAGGTGTACATAACCACAAGCCGGTTGCGCTTGTCACCCTCAGCACTGAAGACGGCCTCTATGTCGTATTTGGGACGGAGGTAGCCTGCTATCTCCTCGATGGCCTCGGCCTCGGCATTGGCCCGGTTTTCTGCGCTGACCTGTGACACCACCCTGAGTGCCTGGTCGCCGATCACTACTTTATAATCTTCGTCTGTGATGAACATAGCGTTTGTTATTTAGTTACGAACAATGCCTTTCTCTCGATATCCTGTACCGTCATACCCTTTGCGAAGTAGTGGGTGGCCACAAGGGTGCGGATTTTCCTCTTTGAGATTACGACCGGCCTACCCTTATACATGATCACGAACTGTTTACGGCCTGTGAGGCCTTGCACTTTGACGGCCTTCTTAACGGCGCGTTCGTATCGCCAGCCGAAGATAAGATCTCTTATTAACTGTATCATATTACCATTGGTTTTTAGGGCTCGGACGTTTGCCGAACCTCGGTTTAAATGTCTGAATGCGAGTGTTCTTCTGTAATATCCAGATAGCACCCTCGTCCGCATCCGGTGCGTCGTCGTTACCGGACATTCCTTTCTGAAATGCCAGTAGTTGTTCGACACCTGCCTGCATGTCAGGATCATCCTTCTGTGAGATGTCGTAGAACGTGAAGCCGCGCTCCCATAGCGGGCTGATGGCCTCGATGCGCTGGAACTTGTCGGGCTTCTTACGAGTGTCGCCCGTGATCGGCAACTGATAGCCGCGAAGTTCACCCTCTGTCGTAAAGTCGTCAAGGATGATATCCTGCATGAAGGAAGCCTCCATAGCGAAGCGGATGGCGATTCCCTGGTCCCGGCTCCATTCATAGATGTCGTAGCACCAACGGACCATTTCCGCGAGGGAGGCCTTGCGGACAAAGGCGCGTAGATGCCAGAGGTTTGTCTTGTGCTTTCCCCAGAGTTTCGCGGCCTTGGTATCGTTGGTCTTCTTGGACTTCCATGAAGGGTCGATATATAGTACGAACTCGGAGAAATCCTTCCATGCCGGACGCTTGGCCCATCGGATCCATTCCTGCCTGAAGACGGTACCCTCCACAATCGGGTTGTGCATCATCTCTTTGTTCCATGCGCGGTAGCCGACGAATTCGGCATAGGCCTGAGCCTCCTCCTTGGTCCACTTCTCTTTCCATGTAGGGTTGCCGTCACTATCAACGGCATACACTGTCGATACATGTACGCCCTTGGTGGCGCAGATATTAGCCAGTACGGAGGTCTTAGAGATAAGGTTACCCACCATTATAAAACGCCCGCGTCCCACGTCGAGTGCGCCGAAGAGGGCCTCTTTGACCCAGTCCGTGAGTTCACGGACACGTCTCTCGTTACGGCAGAGTTCATCGTCGTCAAGGTCATCGATGACGATGTAGTCAGGGCGTGCCTCGCGCTTCCGGAGTCCACGCGGCGACTGTCCGCGTCCGCATGCCAGGAACGACACGCCAGACTTCGTGGTGAACTCTCCGGTGGTCCAGTCGCCCAGCGACATCTGAGGGCCGAAGTCATTGATGATGCGCTTGTTGTACTGTAGTTCCGCCTGAATGTCACCAAGAAGACGAACTGCGCTGTCCTCGGATTTACCGACCACCACCATGAAGTTGATGAGCCGTTTGGGCTGGAACATGAGCCACAGCGGCATGAAGATGTCGAAATGCGTGGACTTTGCGTGTCCACGCGGCCACTTGAATACCGCTTTGAGGTTAGGCGTGTTCTTCACTTTCTGTGCCGCCTGATTATGGAACGGCGCATTATGGATGATGCGGATTGGTTCACCCGTCACCTTGTCGCGCAATGTCAGGAAGTGCGGGAAGTAATACTCACAGAAGGCGGCATAGTCCTTTTGGAGCCTGCTGACGCGCAGTTCCTTCTGTGAGGGCTTTTCCTGTACAAGCGGCGTATCTTCCGTCATGGACTGTATGTCCTGACAATGCCGCTGCCACTCCTCAAACGCTTTCTTCTTATCTGCGGCGTTCATGATCTGAGTGGTTATAATTCAGCGGATGGAGCCATCTTATCCATCAGGAAGCGGTTTTGGTACTTGTTGATGGTCTTGATTAGTTCCGGTGTGATCTCCGGATCGAACTCGGCATTATACTGGAGCCACTTGTTGAAAGCCATGAACACCTCGATGGCATCGACGACGTTGGCCTTCTTGTCGAGTTTCTCAACGACGGCGGAGAGTTTGGAGAGTTTGTCGGCCAGTGATCCGATGAGCGTCGGATCTTCGGACTTGTTGACGTTCTCAATGAGGCTGTCGATGGTGAGCAGGAGTTTGTTCACCAGTTCCGGGCGCGTGATGTTCTTCGCGGCCCTGGCCTCTTTCCATCCTTCCTTCGTACACCAGTTGGATATTGTTACGCGTGAGACACCGATGCGCTCGGCTATCTCCTGTTGTTCCATGCCTGACAGGTAGAGAGCCCGTGCAAGCGATTTCTTGTTTTCCAATTCTGTTTTCTTCATTGCAATGCTACTTTTTATGTGAATTTTGCAGTGCAAAATTGCATAAAAAGGGGGATTCAGACAAATAACGGCGCAGGGGTTGCATTAAAGGCTGCAGGGGTTGCAGTGTTTTTTGGAGGAACGTTGGAAAGTGCGTAATATTGCAGTCAAAATTCATTGAATATGAAAAGATTAAGAATTACAAACGAGCGCCTTAACGGTTATGGCTTCCGGGTACTGACATCTGGCGGAAATCTGGAGCAATACCAGCGCAACCCCGTGCTCCTATACATGCACGAGCGCGGTAAAGTAATAGGTATTATGAAGGATCTGAAGGTGGAAAACGGTGAGATTACCGCCGAGCCGGTGTTTGACGAAGCCACCGAATTGAGCCGTCAGTGTAAGAAACAGTATGAAATCGGCAGCCTTAGGATGGTGAGTATCGGTATCGATCCGATTGAGACGAGCGATGCCCCTGATATGCTTGTCGATGGCCAGACCCGCCCGACCGTCACAAAATGGAAACTGGTGGAAGTGTCGCTGGTGGATATCGGTGCCAACGACGATGCCATTGTGCTGAAAAGCGACGGCACCCGGATTGAATTGGAAAAAGACGGCAACTGCCTGTTGCCATTATTGAGTAACAAACCAAATAATAAAACAATGGATTTAAAAGCAATTGCCCTGAAACTGGGGCTGGCCGAAACGGCTGATGAGAGCGCGGTCCTCTCGAAGATCGCGGATTTGCAGAAGGACGCAGGTGCCGCCGTGACTCTCCGTCAGGAGAATGACACGCTGAAACTTGCTGGTATTGTAACACTTGTGGACGGTGCCATCGCTGAAAAGAAGATTGCCGCCGACAAGAAGGATCATTTCGTTGAACTCGGTAAGAAGGTCGGAATTAACGAACTGAAGAGCACCTTCGAGGCCATGTCGCCTCAGGTGAAGTTGAGTGAGGTGATCAAGCCGGGTACCGGTGCTACCGGTGCGGGAGGTTATACCAAACTGAGCGATGTTCCCGGTGAGGAACTGGTGAAGATGCGCCAGGATGATAAGGAAACCTACCGTCGCCTGTATCGGGCCGAGTACGGCATGGACTGTGAAATCTGATGTGTAACCAATAAAATTTGAAGAAAATGAAGAGACTTATTCTGATGAGTTTTGCCCTAATGGTGAACTGCCTGATGGGCGCGACCTGTGCATCTGTCGTCGGTGCCGACCCTCTGGCTGGTGCCGGTGTGATGTCCGCTATTGGCATCGTTTGCGGCAACCTGGTTCCACAGGGTGCCTTCGGTGCCGGTGTCTACACCGAGGTGTGGACGGGCGAACTTGTGAAGTATCTCCGCCGTGGGCTGGAGGCCACGTGGCTGGACGGTATCCCTGACAATTCAAGCATTGTACAAAACGATGTGATTCATCTGGTGGACGTTGGCGTGGATCCAGACGTGTTGATCAACAACACCACCTACCCGATTCCCCTGCAGGCCCTTGACGATGCAGACATTCCTATCGGCCTTGACAAGTTCCAAACGAAGGTGACTCCGATTACCGATGACGAACTCTATGCCATCAGTTACGACAAGATGACCCGCGTGAAGGAAAGTCATGGTAATGCTATTAAGGATGCAAAGTTCGCGAAGGCCGCCCATGCCCTGTGCGGAAACAGTAACGCAGCCAAGACACCAGTGCTGGCAACTACCGGTGAGCGTGATCCAGAGACGGGTCGCAAAAAGATGACAATGAATGATCTGCTCCGCATGAAACGCGCAATGGATAAATTGGGCGTTCCCGCCACTGGCCGTCGCCTGGTACTCTGTAATGACCATGTGAACGACCTGTTGGAAACTGATCAGAAGTTTAAGGAACAATACAATATTGACCGAAACAACGGCACTGTGGGTCGACTGTATGGATTTGACATCTATGAGTTCGCCAACAACCCGCTCTATACTACTGCCGGTACAAAGAAGGCAGTCTTCGCTACAGCCGGTACCGGTGAGTTCCAGTGCTCGTTCGCCTTCTATACTCAGCGCGTTTTCAAAGCCACTGGTTCGACGAAGATGTACTACAGTCCCGCCAATACGGATCCTGAGTACCAGCGTAATAAGGTGAACTTCCGTCACTACTTTATTGTGTTGCCGAAAAAACAGGATGCCGGAGTCGTGATGTACTCTGCCTACGATGCCCAGGGCGCTCCCACCATCGATGGTGCCGCCACCCTGACCGTTGACGGTACTGCAGGGAGTGATGTACGCACCTATGCTACGAGCAATGGTGCAGGTGTGACCGCCAGCAGCGACGCAGAGTGGCTGACCGTGAGTGCGAGCGGCAACAAGGTGACATTCACCCGTGAGGCATACGCCTATAACGCAGAGGGCGAGGCGACCCGTACCGCCACCGTGACTGTCGGTATCAAGAATACTGAAATTACAAAGACCGTGACCGTCACTCAGTCGATGGCCGCACAAGTACAGGAGGGTTAGGCATGAAAGTAAAGGTAATCGAGACGTTTCGTGACAAAAATGATCACGTGACGATGTACGAGAAGGGTGTCATTCTGGATGTGCAGGATGAGAAGCGCGCCCAGTCACTTATCGACCGTAATCTCGCCAAGGAGTTTAAGGGAAACCAGAAGGCATCCGTTGTCCTTTCCGAGAAGCAGGAGAATCCTGAAGCCGGCAAGGACGATGAGTAAGCCAAGAGGCATACGCAACTGTAACCCCGGGAACATTCGCAAGACCGACACGAAGTGGAAAGGCGAGGTTCCCGGCGGTGACGGGGCTTTCGAGACCTTCGTCTCTATGCCCTACGGCTATCGTGCCTTGATAAAACTCCTGCAGAACTATCAGAGGAACCACAGACTCAAGAGCATCCGCCAGTTGATCAGCCGATGGGCTCCGAGTTCGGAGAATAACACGGAGGCATATATCGCTACGGTTGCGAGGGAGACCGGGTTCGGACGTGACCAGTCCATTGACATGAAGGATCGTCGTACCGCCATGCTGATGGCCGCCGCCATCTCCTTTGTGGAAAACGGTGTCAAGGCTGACATGAACGATGTCATGAGAGGCTGGGATCTGCTATAGGTTAAAAGATTGGCAAGTGATGAACGAGACAATAATTCAGATACTGCAATGGGTCATTCCATCCGGAGGCCTTGGAACCGTCATCGGGTGGTTCTGGAACCGCCGTGTGAATCAGGCGAGGTCGAGGAAGGAAATCCACGACACCTTTAAGCAGATGTACGATGATGTGTCCGTCCTGCTGCCAAAGATCCAGAACACTAATCACGAACTTAACGAAAAGGTTAATGAACTACAGGAAAGAGAAATGCGCCTCACCCGTGCGCTCAACCGTCTTTCAAGGGCTATTGAGGCTATTCCTCTTTGCGACTACCACAGCCAGTGTCCTGTGCTTAGTGAACTGCGGCTCGACGAAGCAGGCGGTGAGCGTGACGGACACAAAGAAGAACCTGCAACAGGAGGTAGGCGTAAAGGTGGCAGTGGAAAGCGGGCAGGAGGAATCGGAACAGGACACCGCACTACTGACTCTCCCGTCGGCGGCTGTAACGATGCTGCCTGAGGGTGCCGAGTATAGTACCCAGAAGGGACAAACCCGCGTCTCTGCTTTCAGAGGAAAGGGTGACTCCATCCACATCCGTGCAACCGGCCTCAAAAGTCAGAAACAGAAGTTGAGGGTCACTGCAGAAGCGTCCGGCGGCGTAACATCCGCAGACAGTACCAGGACGGAATCTGCTGCTGGCGGCCACTGGGACCAGCCTTTCGCGAGAGGGCAGCCCGTTAGTAATGACGGCGGATCCCATACGGTTAATCTTCTCCTTCTTCTGATAATAGCGGCTGTAGCCTATGGGATCATCAGGCAACGCAAGAGTGATTAAACAACGTAATAACAACATTTAAACAACATTCAAACATGAGCGTAATAACAAAAATCGTAGGCTGGGGCAGAAACACGCTGAACGATTCTGCAATCGGCCCTTACAATGACATCGTGATGGACTCCACCGACCTCAGCGTTGAGGAGGGTGCCGAGACCGAAGCCCAAATTGAGGGCGGAAGTGCCGAGGGCCGTAAGAAGGACCCCGACAAGTATATCCTGAAGGCCAACCGCCGTATCGGTGACGAGTCTGAGGTTGCCGATGTGCTCGGCTATACCGAGACCGTCGATACTGTCGAGTGTACGCCTGACAACGGCGGTCTTGGTGTGAGACTGGTAGAGCCTTCCCGCCACGTGGCCCTGAAGATGGACGCGAAGGATGGTCTTGTCGCCGTTTACACCTACAAGACGAAGGGTCAGACGGATGGCAACGGTAAACTGACAGACATCATTCCCGTTCGCAATTCGCGCAATGTGACGTACACCGCCGTAGCAAGCACTACCGGCAAGAACCCGAAGAATGAAGGGTGGTACATCAAGAACGGCAGCACCTATCTCCGCTCCTTCGATACGACACCTCAGTCTGGAATGACCTATTACACCCGCACAGTGGGTGTCTCTGAGGGCTGATACCCTCGCCCCTGACTGTCAGTATGCTTCCATACGGGACGGCAGACCGGTTCGAGCCCGGTCCGGGGACTATGAATGGCGAAAACAAAAATATCAATGATCACGGCTACGATTTAGCCGATGTAATCACGGGAAGGCCTCACAACTTCCGTGTCGGCGACCGCAGGTTCAGCATCTACCCAGTAACACTTGGGAAGGTGCTCATACTCCGGCCCTACATGGAGGCCGTCGGTACGGAGGCCCTTGCGGGATCCTACCCGTATGCCTCGGCACTTATGCTGGTGAAGGAAAAGAAGGAACTGTGCGCCACAATCCTTGCCATTCATACCGTTCGGAACAGGAGGGAAGATCTTCTCTCCCTGTCTGAGGTACAGTGGCGCACAGACTTCTTTGCCAAAAAAATGGCGGACGAAGATCTTGCATCGCTGCTTGTTGCAATCCTTTCCAACGACAGGACTTCACAGATAATCAAGTATCTTGGCCTCGATAATGAGCAGGAACGGCTGTCTGATGTCATGAGGGTCAAAAAGAAAAATAAGAACTCGCTATCCTTTGGCGGCAAAAGCATCCTCGGTGACTTCATCTGTCCTTTGAAGGAGATGGGCTTCAGTATAGATGAGATCCTCTATGAGTGCGGATACAGTTTCCTGAGACTGATACTGATGGACAGGCAGACAACCGTATATCTGAGCGACGAGGAACTTCAGGCCTTGGGCGGTAGTGCCGGTGCGCTGATAGACGGTGACGATGCGGATGCCGACAGACAACTGGAGGCCTTCTTTGCAAGCAGGGGCGTAAATGTGAAATAAGAAATGCCGGTTATGAGTCAGAAGGTAGAAATAGAAATAGGAATCAAGGACAGGTTTACCAAAGAATTCGAGGGTATCCGCGAAAACGTTGGCAAATCCGCCGCCTTGATTGACGGGCTGAAGCAGAAAACCGCAGAACTGATTGCCAAGTTTGAGGAGTCGGCTGCAGAGGCCAACCGCCTCAAGGGTGAACTAAAGGGCCTTGCAGAGAGTGGTGCGTCCCCTGAGATCCTTATTGCAAAGATGAATGAGTTGGCGGATGCCGAAAGAAAAGCGGCAAACGAGGCCGCAACAGCGTTGGATGCCAGTGGGAAGTATTGGACTGCCCTCAACCTTGCGGGTGGGGATATCACCGAGGTACAGGAACGGCATCTTCTTCTCAATCAGTCGTATAAGGATATCGCTGACAGCGCAAATAAGACCCAGGCCGTCATTGATGATTATTCAAGGAAACTCAAAGAGGCCAAAAAAGGTACCGATGAGGTCACGGAGAGCACGAAGGAACTGAAGGATACCGCAGAGAAGGCATCAAAGTCGAGCAAGGGCCTTGCGGACGACATATCGAAAATACCTGGTCCTCTCGGCGATTCGGCAAAGGGGATGAAAGCCCTGACAAAAGAAACTCTGGTGTTTTTGGCCACGCCTTTAGGGATGACACTTGCCGCCATCAGCGCGGGCCTTGCACTTGTTTCCTCATGGTTCCACAGGACGGAGGAGGGAGAGGAGGCGATGAATGTCGCCACCGCCCGCTTTACGGGAACCCTGAATACCCTGTTGGACGTTGCCGACGACGTAGGCGAATGGCTCTATAAGGCCTTCACGGATCCTCTCGGAGCAATAGATGATCTTTGGCATAACCTGAAGGATAAAGTGCTGGCTGACATGAAACGGGTCGCCGAGATGGGTGCCGGAATTGTCAAGATCTTCAGTGGCGACGTTGGCGGCGGCTTGGCTCAGGCTAAGTCCGCCTGGGACGGCATTGGCCTCGGCGGAATCAAACAACGGGCCGGGGAAAATGCCGCGAAGCAGGCTGACATTGCACGTCGGCAAAATGCCCTCGACCGCGAACAGCGTGAATGGATTGTCGAGCGTGAGAAGAAAGAGACCCGCATCAGCGAACTCCGTGCCAAGATATATGACTCGACTGTAAAGGAGGCGGAAAAGGCGAATGCTATAAAGGAGGCAAAGAAACTGACGAACGAACTCTATGACAAAGAGGTGTCGATGGCAAAGGAACAGCACGCGATCATTGCAGATACGAACAGCCTTTCACATTCCTCAATAGCAGACAAGAAAAAGGAACAGGAGGCACTTGCCAAAACCATAAGTCTGGAGCGTCAGCGAAATGACTCCCTTCGAATGTTTAACCGTAATGAAAGCAGCCTATCAAACAAGGCCGCAAGTGCTGCGAAGAAAGAGCAGAGGGAGTCCGAGGAGGAGGCCAAACGCCGCCAGAAACTGTTTGACCTGGAGATAGAACAGCGCAACGAGCAGGCGAAACTGGAAAGGGAATCACTTTCTTCCATCAACAAGGCGAAGATAGCGCAGATAGCAAATGACGCAGCCCGTCAGCGTGCTGAGGAGGATGAACAGCACCGCCTTGACATGGAGGCCATCAAGGAGCGTGCCGAGGAAATGAGGAAGAAACGCTATGAGGCCATGAAATCCGAATGGGAGGCGACAAACAAGGATAAAACGAAGGTGTGGGCCGATACGTCTCTGGCAAAGGATGTCGCAGAAAACGGATATAAGAACATAAAACTCAATGACAGCGAGGAGAGACAGTTGCAGGCGGAGAGGGTGGCCGCCGAGGAGGAGTACCGGAGGCTCATCCAACAGCGTCAGAAGGATGAAAAGCAGGCACTGACAGATTATATCAAGGAATACGGCAGCATTCAGGATCGGAAGAGAGCCATATCGGAGGAGTACGCCCAGAAGATAGCCGATGAGGAGGATGTCATACAGAAACGCGCGCTGGAGGCAGAGCGTGACCGCATTATCTCAGAACTCGACTTCAAGGAACTGAAGGAGTCCATCGACTGGGAGTCGGTGTTCGGTGATCTCTCACGCCGTTCCGTCTCAGCACTTCGTGAACTGAAAGCAAAATTGAGACAGGCACTTGACGCGAAGGATATCACCGCCGAGAATGCCAAGGTGCTATCGGAGAAGATATTGGAGATAGAGAACGTCATCACTGACAAGACGGACATCTTCGCATCCATGCTGCCCGGCCTCCGTGAGCGCAAGCGTCTGACCGAGCAGGCCACCGCCGCAGAGGAACTGTACCGTAAGTCCCTCGATAGCGAGTCCGATGCCATCAACAAGGTGCTTGAAGACAAAAGGAAGATCCAGGATCTGCTTAAGGACGTTCAGGTGCGGGATGCCTTCGGCAACAAGATCACCGTTGAACTGGAGGCTATTAGCGAGGAGAATAAGGAAAAACTCCTTGCCTCCCTTGACAAGGACAGTGATCTCTACAAGCAGTTGCTGCAACTCTTCAAAAACCTTGCCGCGGATACTACCGAGGCTAACCAGAAGCATGAGGCGACCGATCAGAAGCGCAATTATGCCAAGGAACTGAAGGATAGCCTTAACAGCGGAAGCGTCAAGCAGGTGCTCAATGATCTGTTCAACTTCGAGGGAATGGGCTTCACGGAGATTGCATCCCTTGTGGACCGGAACGCCCAGAGCCTTGCGGAGTTCGTTGACAAGATAGGTCTGGAGGGTACGGACTTCGGCGATGCCGTACACGGTTTTGCAGACGGCGTGAGCGGTTTCAACAGTGCCATCCAGTCATTGGCAAGCGGTGATGTTTTCGGTGCTGTGAACGGCATTATAGACGGTGTGGCAGGATTCGGGAAGTCCATCGGTGCCGTATTCGGCATTAACTGGAGCGGCGGCAACGAGGAAGAGGTTGCCGAAAAGGACGAAAAACTGATTCACGCCAATGAAAACCTGCAAAGGAGTATCGACGCGCTGAAGGAGTCGTTTGACAAATACAACGGAATGAATGCCATAGAGACCTCGACTGACATCGTAAAGAAGCAGGCGGAGTACAACAAGAACGTCATGGAGCGTTTCATAAACGACATGGGTTATCATTCCGCCCACCATTCAAACAACTACTATTGGGATGGCTTCTCACAGAGCCAGATATCGGCAATGAACGCCCTTCTTTCCAACAGGGGATATAATGAGCGCATAAATAATAATGACTGGACCGCGCTGACCGTCCTTTCGCCGGAGGCCCTTAATGACATCCGTACATATCTGCCGGAAATATGGGACTTCATCACAAGCCGGGGCAAGTACGGCTGGGTCTATGACTCCCTGAATGAATATGCCGACCAGGCCGGAAAGATCGCCGAGCAGGAAGAGGCACTCAGGGAGAACCTGTCCCAACTCTCCAAGACCTCGCTGCACGACAGTTTCGTGAGCGACCTTATGGATATGACGAAGAAAGCCGAGGACTTCGGTGACGAATTCAAGGAGATACTGATGAAGGCCGTGCTGAACGCCCAGATAGGAACGCTCCTTGACGATGACCTCGAGGCATGGCGTGCCGACATGGCCAAGCGTATGGAGATGAACGGCGGTACCCTGACAGAAACGGACATCGAGCAACTGCGTGCCGACTGGGATTCCATCGTCAGCAAAGGCATGGAGGTGCGCAATCAGGTGTCGGCGATTACGGGATATACCCAGAAGGAGGCCGAGGCGACGAACGCAAGCATAGATATCATAAAGGATGCCTTCAAGAGCCTTGTCGCTGACACCTCGCAGGATATGCGGGAGTGGAGTAAGAACCTGAAGAACTCCATCATCGACAGCCTCGTAGAGACGATGATCTTCGGTGACGAGTTCCAGGCATGGGCCAAAGAGTGGGTGACGAAGTTCAACAATGTCTGGACGGCATACAGTGAGGGCAAATTGAGCAAGGGCATCTTTGCCGATATCATGGCCGGTTTCAATAGTGAACTCGACGACATGGCCGCGAGCACGGCTGAGAAGGCTAAGGCCATAAAGGAAAGCCTTGGCTATGCCTTCGGCGGTGACGGAGAGTTAGAGACGGCCTTCAGCGATCTGAGGGGAATGTTCCTCGACACCCTTACGGATATGGAGGGCGATGCGGAGGGCTTCCGCAGGAAACTCAACGAGATTATGGTGAAGGACCTCATCGATAAGCAGGTGTTCGGTCAGGCATTCACCATCGGCAACGGTACGTTCAAGGATTTTCAGACATACCTCGACTACTGGAACGAGGAATATGCGGAAGCCGTAGAGCATGGCGACCAGAGCCGCATCGACGCTCTCCTTGACGAACTGGTCAGGGCGCGTGAGATTACGCTTCAGTCCGCCGAGGAACTGCGCGACAGACTGAAATCCGTCGCTGACGACGACACGTTCAAGGGCATGTCGGACAACTGGGTTTCCACGCTCATGGATATGTCTAAGACCGCTGACGACTGGGCGAAGGATATCAGCAGGACAATGGCTCAGAGGATTGTCGAACAGATGGTTGTTCCGACTATGATACAGCCCGTCCTTGACAGCCTGCAGTCGGTGTTCAACGCCGCTATGGAGTCCGGTGTGTCCGTTGATAGTAATGGCAACAAGTCATACGACTGGTGGAAAGTACTCGGCAACGATAGCCTGAAGGCAGCCCTTGCAGACATAAAGGAGCAATATCCAGACATACAGGGTGTCATCAAGGATATCATGGACGCACTCGGCCTCGACGCCAGTGTAGAGCGCAAGTTCAAGTACGGCGGCTTCTCCAGCCTCCGTGACTCATTCCTCGACACGCTCAGCAGTATGGAGGGCGATGCGGAGGCGTTCGGCTCGAAGATCGGAAAGGAGATGGCCGGACAGATGGCCCAGGCATACGTTGATAAAACATACGGCGATGAACTCAGCGGGTTGCAGACCAAGTGGCAGGAGGCCCTCGAGTCAGGCAACACCGCCGCGATGGACGCTATCCGCGAGGCGATAAAGGCCCTATACATAAGCATAGGCAACGACCAGTCCCTGAAAAGCCTTGTGGACGGCTTCAGGGAAGAGGCGGAAAAGCCGCTGCCGGAACTCCGTGAAACCTTTATAGACACCCTCCTTGATATGGATGCCGACGCAGACACGTTCGGCAAGCGGATTGGCTCGACGCTCATGCGCCAGATGCTGGATCAGATGCTTGACGACCGTTACGCGTCCCGTATGGATTCCATACGCGACCACTGGCGGCAGGCCCTGGAAGGTGTCGGCGGCTATACCATCGAAAGCGTCACGGCGGAGATAGAAGCCCTGAATGGAGAGATCAATAATGACGATGCCATCCGGAAGTTGACCGATGCATACAAGGAACTGAACATGGAGTTGGAGAAATCCGACGAGACGTTCAAATCGATGGGCGACTCATTTACCTCGATGCTCCTTGACATGGATGCCAAGGCCTCAGACCTCGGCAATGACATTGGCCAGACGCTGGCGAAGAAGATTGTCGGCAGTCTCATTGTCGAGAAGGAGTTGCAACGGTACCTTGATGATATCCAGAAAGCCTACGACGAGGCCATAGGGAAAAACGGTGCGACAACCGACAGTGTCCTTGCAGCCGTTCTGCCTAAGATCGAGGCTGCGGTTGCTGAGACAGAGAAGTGGAAGCCTGTCACCGAGGAAATCGCCAAGATGTTCACTAAGATGGAGGAGGAATTTGAAGAGACACCGTTCGACAATTTCCGTTCCTCTTTCCTGTCATCGCTGATGGATATGGAGGCCGACACGAAGGACTTTGCTGACGATATCGCGAAATTGCTTACAGAGGCATTCATCGACCAGTTCGTGCTTGGCGACGAGTTTGATGCCCTGCTCGAGGAATGGAAGAAGCGGTATTCCGAGATCATGGGCGACAAGAGCCTGTCCGTCGAACAGCGCACGAAGGCACTGAACGACCTGAAGGGTATCATTGCCGACGCACGGGATGGACTTGCAGAGGAGGCACGCGCCATTCAGGACCTGATGGGTACGTCAGCCCACGAGGACCAGAGGGCGACGATGAACACGATGGCCGAGGCAGCGACATACGACCAGTTCGAGACTTATCTTGGTATCGCTATGGGCCAGCAGATGGCACTGGAGCAGGGCAACGAGGTACGGCAGCATATTCTCGCCACGCTACAGGCTATGGGCGGCATCGCGTCACCCGGCTCGAACTATCAGGAGCAGATATTCAATCGACTCGGCACGACCAACGATTATCTGCTAACCATCAGGGACGAGATCAGGAAACACCTCGGACAGATAGCATCATATACGTCGAACTTGACAAAACTGTAGAAATATGCCGCACGGAGAACTATACATAAGGACAAAGCGCACCATCACGGCGCACAACAATGCACAGGCATTGCATACGGGCATGGCCGACCTGACCGTCAATAACGCTACATACAAGGGGTGGGTGGACGCATACGACCGCTACGGCCTTTCCCTCGAGGATGGTGCGCTTGGCAAACTGATGGCACCCGCACCGAACAAGAAGCCGGTAGGTAACAACAATGTCATGATAAACGGCGTTGCCTATCTCGGCGGTACCATAGGCGTGAAGGATGAACGTTCACTGTCTCTCGACGTACATATCATGGCGGCATCCAAGCCGGCGTTCCTTTCGCAGTACGGGCTTCTTTGCTCGGAGGTGCTTGATGCCGGATACATACAGGTCAGGACATCGTACCAGCCGGATGTCATCTATCACCTCATCTATCAGGACTGCCAGCAGTACTCACAATATGCCAGGTCGATGGCGAAGTTCACGCTTGCATTCATAGAGCCACACCCGGAGTACAGAATACACAAACAGTCAATGTAGCATGTCAATCACGTTCAGACAACTAAGGGATGCCATAGGGCTGTCGATAAGCCTCGGTGATCAGGGTGGCGCAGACTTCCTGAAGGATGAGACTGTCATCGAGTCGGCCAGCGCGGAGCAGAATATCAATGGCGACGGGAAGTTCAACTTCTCTTTCAAGTCGGTATCCTCCTCCGTCATACCGCTCGGTACCCGCGTCACTTCGCAGATGGGCGAGTACGTGATGATGAGCACCTACGTCCCTGTGGCCAACGATGACGGCACGTATTCCTATTCCCCGTCGTTCACCAGTACTGATGCCCTGTTCGCAAAAACGCTTTTCTTCAAGGAGATAGAGACCGACGAGGAAGAGACAATGCCGCTCTACACGTTTACTTTCGCAGGTCCCGCCCATACCATCGTGGCGGAACTGGCGGATTTCGGGCAGGTGGTACTGGCACCAGAGTTTGCAAACGTGACAATAGTCGTGTCATTCGACGGCGACAGCGTGAAGTCCGCAGCCTCAAAGATCGCCAATGCCCTCGCCACGAACATGTGTATTATCGACGGCACCATCCATATCGGCGGCTATGATGCCTATTCTGCAGACGACTACTACAACTGCTTCGTCGTCCTCGGCGGCACGCGTAACATGGGAAAACGTACCGTCAGCAACCGCGCCGGAGGCACCGTCCAATACTACGCCGCAGTCACCAAGCGTCTGACGATAGACGCGCCGGGCAGCATTATAGATCTCTCGAACGGCGAGCCGAAGATGACGAGACTCCTTATCTTCGATGACATATATCCCAAGATGGAACTCACCGTGCAGTCCGTCAGTTCCCGCGAGTGCTATATGCTCGACGACAGCGGAGAGCGTGTCGTTGACCACTATGAGGGACAGGGCGAGTTGGCCGTTCCCATATATAAGAGGTACAGGAAATTCTACGTCACGCTTACGCTTCCGGACGCGACCCCATACGTGATGGACACAAGCAAACTGATATCCGGTAAGCCGCTTGGCATTCTTTTCCAGAGCGGGACGCTGACTGGCCGTGAGTTTGACCTTGCCTACTTCGAGCAGGCTACAGTGGAGAGTGAAATAGACGACGTTGGGTACATAGACAATAACGGCGCGTGGTCAGGCTACAATGTGGCAGCAGGCTCCTACCGCATCATCATGCAGGCCGACGGTGGCGTGCTGCTGCCTAACGCGACACTGGCTCCCCGCGTCGGCGACAGGGTAACGCTCACTGGCATGGCTATGGATGATGTTTATATAACAGCGGCACGTACGGAACTATACAACAGAGGCATGGCCATAGCACAGTTGTACGCCTCGAAGAAGGTTCCGAGTTTCCAGCAGCGGACAACCTTCCCTGACTTCCTGCTCGACGGCGTTTCGTCACCCGCGCTCGGCACCTCGGTCGATTCAAACGGCAACGCCGTAGCGTCAGGAGGTGCCAACGATGGCGGGTATATCGTCACAAGCGTCCGCACAGACCTCATTACAGGCTCTCAGACCGTCACCTATGGCACGTTCAAGCCCAAAGGCCTACTGCAGTCCATCGTTGACAAGATCGACGGTGTAAGCCTCACAGGAGGCGGCGCAACCGTCGGAGGTGAGGACTACTATCGCGGGACGGCCTCGATGGGTATAGACCAGTTCAATGCCCTGCGCAGTGCCGGAGGCGCACTTGGCATGGTGTCTGTCAACCAGAAGATAAACCAGGCAGCGAGCGACATTGACGGTCTGGAGGACTCGCTTGACGAAGTCAGGCAGCAGGTGGACCGGAAATTTGACGTGTGGTACGGTAACGGCTTTCCTACCCCCAATAAAGATGCCGCTGAGCACGGACAGCAGACCTCCGCCTACCCAGCCTCCGAGTGGACTACAGATGAACTGAAGGCCGTCCACGTTCAGGACATCTTCTATGACACGTCGCGTGAGCCTGCACAGACCGGAGGCCGTGCATGGCGGTGGATGTCGCATACGGAGAACGGTGTCACCACATACCGATGGGAGGACATAACGGACAGCGATACCCTCTCGTCACTCCAGAAACTGTCAGACGTGGCCACCGACGGCAAACTGTCCGGCGGTGCAGAGAAGATGAGGGTGTATATCGACTGGACGCATGCCGTCGAATTTTTCCGCAGCAATGTCACGGAAAGGAACATGGAGGTGGTACCTGAAGAGATAGACGACTACATAGAGAAGTTCGCAGCCCTCGGACGGATACTCAACGGCGGCACTTCCATCTTCGAGGTGGAGCCTTCGGGCAACGACACGGAGTACATCGTTATCGACCCGCCCGCATGGCTCAGCCAGAACCCCAGCGATCCGGACAACATATACACCACGACGGTCATCGACGATGTGGACGACTACTATACGGCATGGTATGAGTACTATCAGGCGGCATCGGCACTTTCCGCAGCCCTTATCAGCGCGGCAGACGCGTCCGCCGCATCTGCACTCCAGACACTTGCAGACATGGCTGATGATGACGTGCTAACCGTTCAGGAAAAAGAGAGCGTGCTTCGTGAATGGCAGTCCGTCAACTCCGAGAAGGCATCTCTCGTTATGCAGGCCAGACGCGCCCGCATTACTTCGGAGTCTGCATATACGGACTACATTGCAAAGTTCTGCCTGCTGGCCACATATCTCGACGACCCGTCATACTCGTCCGTTTTGGGCGACGGGGATATCCCAGGCAATGGCGACTGGACGTTCCCAGACATGCTCCGTACACATGAGGACAGCGATATCAACGGCGAGGCCTTCAGCCAGCACTGGAGCGAGTACTATGCCGCCCGAAGCACACTGATGACAGCCATTGCCACCACCCGTCAGAGTTACTTCGTCGGCACGGAGGTTCCAGATCCGCCGTACAATGCTGGCGACCTGTGGATGAAGACGGACACGCCGCAGGATAATAACGGCACACTGATGATAAGCATCGTGTCACGCGACGAGAACGATACGGCAAGCGAGGATGACTGGACTGAATTTGCTCCTAATATGACGGACTACCGCATTCTGCTGTGCGCACTTGCGGAGAAACTGTACGGCATCTTCGGGAGCAATATCTTCAACAAACATCTCTATCTCGGCGGGAGTCCGTCATCGGCCCAGTCCGACTCCCTCTGGTATGACGAATCGACCGGCAGGCTTGCACACATGAACGCCGGAGCGTGGACCTACTATAACCCGGACAGTGCGGAAATCGCTGTCCTCGTGGATGCCTTCCGCTCCGTCTATGATGTGCTTGGCACAAGGGATATCACCGTACTGGGAGGCAGCGACCGTCCTCGAGAAGCCGGTCTCTATGACCTGTTTATCAGTCCGGTGGTCTATACCGACTCATTTACAAACAAACAACTGGAGGGCAGTATCGAGATACTGATGTATGGCGAGAACGGGTGGGAACTTCTGATGAAGTCCATCAACGGCGTACTGGAGAACCTCGGAAACTTTATACGCGCCCTGGTTTTCGGCAGCGAGACCGGCGACATCGTAACGGCCTCCGGAACCATTATTGCCCAGAAGTTCGTGCAACTGTTCAGCGAGGCGCGGATATACGACCCGGAGAACCCGCTACATGACACAAACGGGTTCGTCACGCTTACGCAGGCCCTCTTTGGCTTGTCGGTGGATGCCATCAAGGACGGCAACGGCAACGTGCTGTACTTCAAGGACGGCATCTATACGACTGACAGCAGCAAGATTAGGACGACTCCTGCCGAGGGCTTCACACCTATCTACCGCTCATTGGCGAAGATGTCGGCAGACCGCATTGACTTTGCGGGAAAGACCATCAATCTAACAGCGGATCAGATCGGCTTCAATGGTACCATCGTGGCGAAGGATCCTAACGATAACCCGACGCTACAGGTAGACAGTGACGGCAACGTCAATACACGCGGCAACGTCACCTGTCTCGGTGGCGGCATCTATTCGAAGATGGATAACGGAAAGTTTGAGATAGGTTCCATCTCGGACGGCCAGATGGTGCCGAGATACCGTGTCGCAATGGTGGAACGGGACGGCAGCCTTTACCCCGTCATCGAACTGGTGGACGGGGACGGGAATATCATCGGGCAACTCGACGAGCAACTGTTCAGGAAGAACAGGACGGAGGACTCGTGGGATGAGATGAACCTTATAAAGATACAGCCGGGGGTGACGGAGTTTGACGACATCAGAAGCCTCGACGGAACACCGTTCTACTGCTACCATGAAGGCTATACGACGAACATTTCAATAGACCCAGAGACGGGAGATGATATCGTGACGAAGATTGGTAACAAGAGCGGTAGGGCAGAGCCGAGTATGTTCAACGGCAGATGGTTTACTCAGAGGAATCCGACTGTGGGGAACTTCATTGAGGACGGCTACTACGTGGATACCGTCAACCTGCTGATGAACGTGTCAAGGGTCGGTGTCATTATGGTCATGTATCGATATATATACCAGTTCAATAATGGAGTGATGACACGAACGGACCAGATATTGGGGAAACAGATTTCGGGGACAAAGTGAAAAGAGTATGAGCAACAAGAGGATGGATATGGTATTGACGAATACGGAGATCAGCGGGACCGGTCTTCGCAGGTTCACCGTCAGGATGCTCAACTCCGAGAAGCCGATGGCCTCGACGAACGAGGTACCCCTGTTGTTGAATGCCATACGCCTGAGTCGCTATGACGCGCTGTCGCAGTACACGCTCCGCTTTGTGGAGGATGAGCGGCTCTATGACCCGGACCACTTCACGGCCACACTGACTCTCCTGTGCAAGTACGGAATCGACGACATCACGCAGACGCTGAGAATGGAGGATATCGTATGGGAGCGTATCAGCACGGATGACAGCGGTTCACAGCGCATAGCCTCCGACGAGGCGTGGAACATACGGCACTCCTATGAATGGTGGAGGACGGGTAGAACGGTTCTCACGTTCACGGAGCAGGATATAGAGGCCGGTGACAGCCTGCCGTCCGTCATCTTCAGGGCTACCGTCACCATCCGCGACGGTCTGGGTGACGTGATAGGACAGCGTAACGCGGAGTTCGAATATACAAACTAATAGCAAAGAGATATGTTAAAGAAGAGAATTGACAAGGCTTACAGACCGCTTGAAATGGTCTATCATATCGAAGTTGTCGGTGGTGTCCCCGCCGTACAGCAGTACAATAACGACCTTGACGAGCACATTCCGGATTATGAACTCGTGCCACTGATACTCCAGCCCCACATCCACGCATACGACCGCGAAGGAGTGGTTGAGGGTGGCGAGGTTACGGGACTTGTTGCCAACCCTAAGTGGACGCAGATAATCCCAGGGCAGGCGGATGTGGTTATCACAGAGACGCAGCCTAATGGTGCAGGAGGCTATCCCATCTACGCATTAGAGACAAAAGGACTCCACGCCGGGCGGCTCACGGTGCGCAAGAATTTCGCGGGAAACTCACAGGCCACACTGCGCTTTGAGTGCGACTATACGGATCCCCGCAACAGTTCAGTGATGCACATTACCATCGATCAGGCCATCCAGTGCACGAATGCTACGGTAGCACCGCCGACGATGGACGTGGACTGCCCTGAGACGTTCGTGTGGAACCCGTGGCGCGACAATGCCTCGTTGACGGTCAACGCACGGCTGGCACACGGTACAAGGACGTTGACGACAGGCGTGACATTCTATTTCGAGAAGAAACGTCCGAATGGTGCTTGGACGGTCATCGGCAACACGGCGGCCTATTCCAAGGCGGCATACGAGGATCTTGGCTTTTCGGTAAGCGGCAGTGCCTTCACGCAGGATATGTCGCTCATGGGCGGTAGGCTCGATATGCGCGTCCGTGCAACCTACCCGTCGAAGCCTACACTGGCCGACGACTCTCCCACTAAGTACTTTACGCTCATTAGGAGACTGCCTGACTTCGAGTATGACTACGGAGGCGTGCCGGAGGATGTTGAGACATTCGTCAAGAAGGTCTATCCCGTACTTCACGTGACGGACCATGACGGGCTCGTGACACATCCTGTCGCCAACGGCAGCATACTCGGCGAGGTGGATGCCATCTGGTACACGGCGGCGGGTGTGGCATCCGGCAACCCTACGATGGCGGAAGTGGCTCACGGCGAGGCACCAGAGATATCGACATCAAAGATAAACAACAACGGCATGATACTCGCCGTCGATGTCGTTGACAGGGGACCGAGGCAGCCAGTGACTGACTCCACGGGTGACTATATCACGGACGCGAGCGGCGACGTAATCATTGACAGATAATCGTTTAACAACAAAATAATAGGAGAAAAGAGTTATGATTTACCAGTACATTAAGGCGAACCCGAAGGTTGCCGAATACCTCGGAATCGCAACGCAGAGACTACAATTCCCGGATGGCAACTACATGTTATGGAAGTTTGACCTTCTGCCTCTTGGCGGCAACAATGACGAGACCATCCGCATGATCGGCGGTGTCGGCATGGATAGCAACCAGTGCCGCAACGAACAGCGCGGCGTGACGGTCACGCCAATGCCGGAGGCACTGGACGAGCGTTTCAAGATTGAAAGAAACGGCGGTGACACGGACGCGCTGACCCCCTCTGAAGGAGAAACCGCTACGGGCGGTGAAGAGACTGAGCAGGAGAATGAAGAGACCGTGAGCGAGGAGGGCGACGACCATGAGTAAGGTACAAGTATCAAGACAGGTCAAGTTCATCAGCAAGGCCGGTACATATACGGCGATGATCCAGTGTAACCGGGGCCAGTTGTGGCAGTCGTTCCAAGGCACTGCGGCCACCCCGTCGAACATCACGCCCGACTATGCGTCGCTTCAGGACAAGCCCGTGCTCCGCTTCGTGGTCGTCAGTAGCCGATCCGCCAACGCGGCGGTGGTGTCCGGCACTCCGAGGTGGTACTTCGGTAGCGCACAGATAAACTCGGCGAACATAAACCAGATAGACACGGCCTATCAGTCGTACTTCGAACTGGTGAACCCGGACATCCCCAATGGCCAGTACTACTACGGCCTGCGCATCAAGGCTAACCTCGTCACGCTTGCGCAGGGGTCTGCCGTCGGCATCAAGGCCATCGGTACCGTTTCGGGGCAGAACTTCGAAGACACCGTGCAGGCAGAGACCACCGTAAACATCTACCCGCAGACCGAGGCATCCGCCCAGATCGACATCCTTGACATTTCGCCAACCGGAACCGTCGGCGTGACCGGAAAGAACTTCACGTTCGACCATGAGGATGAGAATATTGTGATGAAGGTTGATACCTATGTTGGAGGAGCCATCGTGTCGCCCGCCCTGCTTACCTATCGGTGGGAGAAAGTCAGTAACGGCGCATGGACGCTCGTTTCCGAGGGTACAGGCACGTCATATCAGCAACTCACGGTCAACGAGAAGGATGTGCATACCTATGCCAAGTACCGTTGCCGCGTAAAGCGCGGTGACGAACTGCTCGGCTACGGCAAGGCAAACCTTATGGACTCGACGGACCCATATATCATCGAGCCGAATCCGCAGAAGTACAACTCGAGCAATGTATCCCTCGGAACGGATGAGTCCATAGAGAACGTCGGCGAATATGTGAAATATACCCCGATGATCGTCAGCAGGAGCAATCCCGGCGTTGCGGCCACGGGCTTCTCGACGGCGAAGTTCAACTTCATGTTCTCGGCATCCGACGGTAATCTCGTGGCTCAGACGCTGAACTCGGCGAACGGGTCGGTGACATACGCCATGTGCCTCTCGAACGGCAATATCGACGTGAGTATAGAGTCTGTGGACGATGTTAGGGATTATAACTAAACTGCTGGCCATGACAAAACTGCAATGCACGCGGGCAGTTAGGTTCCGCCAGCGAGGACAGGCTGCAGTGGAATTCTCACTGCTGCCGTCGATGACGGCCATACACTTCTCCCGCACGTCAAATTCGAACAACACCCTCACGCCCTCCAGTCATAGCCTCTACTGCGGCTACAGGCGGGTGGAGGGTGACACGTCGCAGGATTTCATTGGTAATGACTGGAAGAACACGTGTACCAACACCATCACGAAGACGGGGCAGTCCGGATCTGGCACGGCACCTTATAACATCTTCTACCGTTACCAGAAGTCAGACGGAACGTTCACCAACTGGTCGTGGGCTAAGGATATGCCAGCGAACAGCAGCAGCGCGGGACTCACCATATCGAGCGGAACAAGTTATACAGCCGTCGAGTACGCTTTGTCGTCGTCAGCCAGTTATGCCTCCGTTTCGGATGCGAACATCATCGACCGGGTCGTCATTCCGATATCGAAAGATGGGCGCAACGGTCAGGATGGGATTGATGGCATTGACGGCGATGACGGTCAGGACGCACCGGCTGCCTTCGTAACACCGGGCAGTCTGTCGATACCGTGCGACAAGGACGGCAAGGTGATCGAGACGGTACAGCAGAGCCTTACGTTCTCCATGTCCGTAGGCTCCCATGCCGCAACTAATGTGTCGGCCAGCGTGAGAGGATCGCTTCCGTCAGGTGTCAGTTATTCCAACGGAGTACTGACCATCAACGTGAATTCGCTTGCAACCAACGTCGGGAGTGGCGCGTCATTCACCGTGACAGGTACATACGACGGTGATACGTATTCCGCAGTATGCACCCTTGCCATCATTCCCGCACGTCAGGGACAGAGCATCACGGGCCACACGGGTCGCTTCTACTATTATGCCGGTAGTTATGACAGCAGCAAGACGTACAGCATGAAACAGACTCAAGCACCTTATGTAAGCATGATCGTCAACGGAACGCGCAGGTTCTATATGCTTGACTTCAAGGGTGTGGAGCCGTCATCGTTCCCCGCCTCTGCTACCAAGTCGCCAACGGCCAACGGCCAGCAGGAATGGACACAGATGGACTCTGAACACGAGTACTTCATTGCCCGTGCCATCTTCGGCGACTTCGCACACCTTGGCTCACTGATTATCTGCGGCGATTGGATGCTATCTCAGCACGGCACAATCAACGGCAGCGAGTCGGACGATTATGAAGAGTTCGATGCAAACGACCCAAGGGGGCAGAACAGCGGAAACTTCGCGCCTCATTTCTGCGTTAATATGCTGGCGGGTCGTGGCTACTGGGACGACGCTTTCATAAGGGGAGAGTTTGAGGGCCTGGACGGATATCTCAGGATCTACGGAACAAGGCAAAGTATGAGTTATCACGGACAGACGATCAACTGGGTCCATAACTTCCTGCAGATGTTTGCGGCTGACAAGAGTACAGCCCTGGTTACGGTAATGACTTCCAACGACTCAGGAGGCAAGGGATTTGTAGGTGTCAGTAATTATGATAATGACGAATATGCAACCGTAAGCCCAGAGTCAATTGTTGTCGTAAAAACAGAGGGCGATGTCATTCAGGAGACTGCAGAAATGCGCTCGAACCTTGTTAGCCTTGAGGGAAAGGACGAGAACGACAACAATCTCAGTGTCAGCCTCCAGCCCGGAAAGATACAGTTCGCCGCCCAAAGCAATTCGATACCACAGATTGAGTTTATATGGCCCGGCAACAATAATAGATCCGAAGGAGTGACCTCGCAGGTTACGATTGGAAGTAAGAGACTCACCTTCGTAGCCGGAATACTCGTAAGAGTGACTGACGTTTAATAATTACTCATAACATTTTAAAATTCAAGAATTATGCCAAAAACAATTTTAAATGCATTCAAAGCCCTGTGCGACCTGTCGTCTACGGCAGCGACTAATGCACGCAGATTACCGATTCTCAACGCATCGAATGAGATTATCGGAAGTGACTCAATGGCCAATGTGTGTAAATCTATTATGGCCTCTTCGCCTGCTGTTGACCAGTCCCTCTTTAACGGGCCAATAGCGAAGGCCCTGTTTGATAACATCTTCATTGCGGTAACGCGAGTCAGCGACGGCTATTCGTTTGCCGTCAGACTCAGTGATTGGGCCACATATAATAACTCCGAATATGCGAAAGACGGCGTGCTTGTCATTGAAGGCGACGAGCAACTTGTCGTTGCGTGTGACGAGATGAACCTGCCCTGGGGCAACACGTCGGACAGTCATACGGCAACGGGTAACCCGGTTATCAGCGACAGAAAACTGGTGATACCCAACACCCTTGACGGTAAGACCCTCACGGCACAGGCGTACACAAAGGCGGAGTATCAGCCGACATCAACGGCCATCGGTTACGTAAGCAATTACTCGACTATCAATGGCTATACATCGGGACAGAGTTATGCAAGTCGCGGTGCCGGAAACTGGTTCCTGCCGTCCATTAAGCAACTGATGATGATCAGGGCAAACGCCTGTAAGATCAATCTGGCTATGGCCCTTATCGGCGGAACGGAATTGACCCTGAGTGCTGCCTATTGGTCAAGCACCGAGCTCTCTACTTACACCGCTTGGTATCTGTCTTTCACCAATGGACCTGTCAACTACAACTTCAAGAAGACCTCTTCCAGAGTCCGTCCGGTGTCCGCATTTTAATTAGTTCTTATCTCTTTAAATCTTTAACTCTTTTTAAAAAGAAAAGGAGTGCCAATTACCGCCCGTCAGGGCGGTTTTTTGTTGGCGATTTTTGCCACTCGGCGATGAGGATGCCGTCCATCTCAGTGATGACAAGTTTCTGCTCGTCGTAACTATATACCTCCCTATTCATCGTCTTCCAGTATTAGTTCGTGGTCATTGAGATCCTTGGCGTAATAGACTTTAAGCCCCCTGTCCCGCCACGGGCTTTCCGTCTTCTTGTATTTCTCTTTTAGGCATACGACCTCGAAGTGTCCCCTTATATACAAATACTCGTACAGACGGCTATCGATCATTCCGAGTATCTTTCTTCTGATGGCGTAACTATCCATGTGTATAAGGATGCCAAGATAACTGTTGATGCTTTGTATGCACTTTGTAATCCCTTCCATGTCTCTTGCCTTGTTGAGCCGGTAGATGGCGTTGGTGAAGTTGCCGACCGTCCTGTTAGCGGGATACACCCTTCCAAACTTTACAACGGCTCCGGTAAATTTAACGCCTTTGGAATAGTGCTGTATATAGAACTTGTCCGGGTGTAGGCTTACCATGCATCTGTCGCGGAGGATCTGCCTGATCTTCGGGACGGAGTTGAGCAATTCCGTTTTATCAGTATGGATAATATAAAAGTCATCAACATAGCGTCCGTGATATTTCAGGCCCAGTTCCGTGTCGATATACCAATCAAGAATATTAAGAAGGAAATTTGCGAAGAGTTGGCTCGGGAGGTTCCCGATGGCCAATCCGCAGTCTGGATCATTTGTAAACAGCGATTTGTTTGGAGGCAGGTGAGTCCATTTTTCCGGATCCGACCGCCGCACGCAATCCAGTTCCGGTCTGTGCATGACGATTAGATGCGTAAGCCACAGAACATCTTCCTTGTCCGCCCCTTCGTAGTATCTCGTGATAAAGTCCACCAGCAACTTGTCAAGCAGTGGCTTGTTGATGCTCATGAAGAACCCCTTCAGATCCAGTTTCATTATCCAGCAGTCTCTGGTGTAGTCCTCCGAGCATAGTCTTACGTCCTCCTTGAGCATGTTTATGCCAAACAGGACACCTTTCTCCTTTCGGCAGTTGAAAGTACGATCTCCAAAAACCGCCTCTAATAACGGCTCTATACGGATGGCCAGATAATGGTGTATGATCCTGTCCCGGAAACTTGCTGCAAAAACCTCGCGGTATTTAGGATTGGTAACGACGAATGTGATGCTGGTTGATGGGAGGTACGTCCGGTTGTTCACTTCGTCAACAAGACGGATTATATCCTTTCTGGCCGACAGTGAATATTCAACCTTGCTGATGGAGCCTCCTTTGTGCTTGCAGCACTGATAGTAGGCCTCGAACATATCCTCATCCTTAACCATTACAGTATTCTTCTTCTAAATTCGGACACCGGACGGACTCTGTAAGAGTTCTTCTTGTTGTTGTTGTTGACATTTCCATTGTTGAAATTCAGATTCCAAGCGTTGTTAGTTGAGTTCTCGGTGTACTCCCGTGATTACCTTGTTCTTAGCAGTAAAAGACTGCACACGGACCATTTTAAGGAAGAAATACCCACGCCCGCCCTTAGGCTAAGGCGCCCCTTGGCACTGCCCTCTGGTGGCAGACTTCTTCCAGCCACTGATCTGACGTCCTATACCATCCATCATACGCGCGAGGTTTGCTTCTTGTTTCGGTGAGATTTGGTGACGGCTGACCGACAGATCTATCAAGGCATCAATCTGCTCAAAGCACAGGATGAAGTTCCATAAATGCTCTGCACGCTTTTCCCTGTCAGAATTGGCAAGTACAATATACTCCAGCAGTTCGATAGACTTGTTCTCGATTCTCTCAGCCAGAGACCGGCGGTACTCCCTTTTGAAGTTAATGGTCATATCCATTAACCTGTTCACGAGTAACTTCGTGTCGTTATATACCTTTAAGTCCCTTGCCAGCATTTAAGTCTCATTTAAACGGGCTACAAAGGTACTATAAATCTTCAATACAGCCAAGAAAAAGCGTATTTTATTTTGTGGATACGATAATTATTACTATATTTGCAACTGAAATCCCCTGGCCCGAAGTTTAGTATAACGCCAATCATACTTTACACGCTAATGCGCATCAACCACGAAGCCAGGGGAATAGAGGACCCTCGCCGTGTCCGATGCGCACTGTTGCGATATAAAAGTATGATTGGCGTTGCAAAGGTAATAATAAATTTCGATATGAAGGTCATTGAGGCATTAAAATTTAATTCTGGCTTGCTAAAAAATCTGCAAACCGTCGGAATCAAGGTTGACGATACGCAATACATCGCCCTGTATGACGACTATACAAGAATGCAGTCTGAGGGAGGAAAGATGTCCTATATCGTGGCAATACTCGCGGAAAAATATCATGTCTGCGAACGCACGGTCTACAGCCTGATTAAAAAATTCGAAAGCGACTGCAAATCATTTGCAGCGGATAATCCATAAAACAGTTTGTGGCACATAAAATGTGTACTACCTTTGCACCGGACAACAAAAATATGTCATGGGAAAGTACACTTATAAGCCACAGTTCGGCGTGATAGTCATTTGCGCCGACGAAAATGAACAGAAGGCCATCTTTGATCGCCTTCAAAGTGAAGGTCTAACCCTTAAAGTCGTAAGCGTATGAGAATAGAAGTAAATCATCACTGCAGCGACTTTAACAGTTACCGCGCTGCACGAGTAAAGAGTCTCTTCAACGCGGAAAAAGGCTGCGACTGGGGAAAGATCGTGGAACTACCGATCGAGGGCAAGGAGTGGCAAATCGGCCTCATTGTTGGCCCCTCCGGTAGTGGAAAGACAAGCATAGGAAACCGCATCTTTGAGGGCGAGCCTATCTACGACCTCTATTCTGGATGGGACAACACGAAGCCCATCGTTGATTGTATTGCCCCTGATGGGGACTTCAACGTTGTCACGGGAATGCTTTCTGCCGTAGGACTTGGCGACGTTCCCGCCTGGTTGCGCCCGTTTAATGTGCTCAGCAACGGCGAGAAGTTCCGGGCGGGACTTGCGCGTCTGGCCTGTGAGCGCCCGGAACATGCCGTTGTGGATGAATTCACGTCCGTCATTGATCGCCAGATTGCAAAGGTTGGTGCCGCCGCGTTTGCCAAGACGTGGCGACGTGGGAAAGGGCAGATCGTACTACTGTCGTGCCACTATGATATTATCGAATGGTTACAGCCGGATTGGGTGTACGACACAGCGGAGGCACGCTTCTATGAGCGTGACTGTCTTCGGCAGCGTCCAAAACTCGAACTTCAAATTTATAAGGTCAGGGGAACTGTGTTCCCAAGACTGTTTAAGCAGCATTATTATTTAGATCTGGCCATGCCGGTCGCCGCAGAGTGTTTTGTGGGCTTCATCAATGGTGAGCCGGTATGTCATCTGTGTGTCGCCCCGCTTTTCACAGCCAAGGCATACAGGGCCACGCGCTTGGTGGTTATGCCGGAGTGGCAGGGTATCGGCGTTGGTACGCGGTTCCTGAGTGCAGTGTGCGAATATCACCTTCAAGGGAAGGGACGTTGTGGTTACAAGTTCCCGGTGTTTTTCCATACGTCGCACCCTCAGTTGTGTGGAGCACTCAGGCACTCAAAGAAGTGGATTCAGACGGGCGCACGCCTCTATGGCGATAATAAAGGACGCAGTGCAGAGTCCATGAAGCGTTCCGCTGAGCGCAAGGGAAACAAGGACGCGGCGGCCATTGGCTACGGCGGCCACTTCCGGGCAGTACAGGCATTTAAATATATTGGTGAAAATGGTTATCAGGATATTGGGAAATAAGGACACGGCTGCATATCAGGCCGCACGCTCGCTAATACTGGAGCACGGCCACCAGTTGTGCGGTGAAGGCAATCATGACTACCATCTGGCCGTTGCACCGTTGCTGACAGAGAAAGTTCCTGAAGAAGAACTGAGGGAGCCGCTTTTTGGTACGCTCATATTCCATCCCTCACCACTGCCATACGGACGCGGAGCCTCATCCATCAAATGGGCATACAAGAGACATGAGCCGATAACGGCTGCCACATGGTTCTGGGCTGATAACGGCTACGACACAGGCGACATCTGCGAGCAGGAGATAGTGAAGATAGACTACGATCTGCGCCCACGAGACTTCTACGAGCAGCACATATTACCAGCCATGTTAAGAACGTTGGAACGCTGTTTAAATAGCATTGCAAACGGCTTTCAACGCAGAGTGCCGCAAGTAGAGCAATACGCCACCTTCGATAAGCGCACATAAGCCCTAATTTACTCCGCAAAGGTACGAAAAATCCGTCAAAAAGAAGCCCCGGAACCGTTAAAGTTTCGGGGCTTTATGTTAAACTTGAAAAGAGAGATTTTCGCGGCAACCGAGAGGACATTTCGTTTTGCGATGTTGAACGCTTCGTTTGAAAACGCTCGAACATTTCGTTTTGCGGATTATACATCGCG